TGGATTTTGGTTTTTATAAGATCACAAAGAGGTAAAAGCGTTCAAACGGCCTGGATCATCAAGTAACCCTCTGCGTTCACCGTGCCAGAGGCAAAGGTGGTGTTCACAACAGCGCGTATAGTGTCGCCGGCTGAGGCTGTAGTGACTGTGGTGAGACACTCGCACTGATGTGAGACGGCAGCAGTCCAACTCCTCTGGAGCTGGCTGAAGCCGAACGCAGCGCCGTTCTTCTGTATGGCCCACATAATATACGTCAAGTTTGCGGCACTGCAAGTATACTTGACAATAAGTGTGAGCCGAAACAGCCCGGCGGGCAATGTGATGGTCCCTGCGCCATCGTCAGTGGTGCCCAGACCATTTCCGGCAGAGGCCAGGTTAACGGTGGGCAAGATGAGATTGACGCCGGTCACCAGGGGTGAGGGCCCATTGGTGTAGTAACCGGTGAACAGGTGGTTGACCGGTGCAGAGACAGCGTTGGGCAGGATGGGGGCAAAGAGTTCTACCTCATAATGAGCGTGGATCTCTCCCACCACCCCGCTACCACTAAAACCATCAGTGTTCCAGTACAAAACACCAGCATCATAGGTTTTCAAGTCGGTGCCAGCTGGGGCCGGCCCGGATCGTGTGAAGCGTGATGCACCATCGTTTGGCAGGGCAAGTTTGAGGTAGTCCATCGAGCGCCCAGGTGTGAACGGTGCGGTGGACTCAGCTTGCTGCATGCTGGTAAGCAATGGGCTCACGGCATCACTGTCAAAGCAGAGCACGACACGGCCTCGCTGTCCAAGCGGGTCATACTCTGTGACTGTTGGGATGTACTCAATAGTCATTGACAAGATCTTATACCTTTGATAAAGTTTGGCGATTTGTGCAAGCCACGGCAGGAACGAGGCCAAACCAGGTTGAACCTGCCATGATGTGCATTGGAACGTTGAGCTGGCGCTAACCGTAGCGATCAGTTCGCGTTGCGCGATGGTCTGGCGGTACGAGCGTTGTCGTGTGTTGGCTTGGAACTTTGGCCCATCAGATGGCGCCATAGTTATGCTGCGATTTTTCTTGGACCCCACATGGCCTTGGACCCAAGGTGTATCAACAGACACGCTCCAACGCGCACTAGCCGCTCGCTGCTGTTTAGCACTCATTGCAGCCCATTCCTTCCTAGGTGTACCTTTGGGGCGCACCACATCGGTGTTCTTGCCTTTGTTGGACATTGAACGTATATTTTCTCTAGGGACCGCGGTGCAAACCGCTAGCTCCGGAGCGAAAGGGCGCTTGTCGCCTTTTCCCAGGTCAATTTATAAACCCCCGACCTGGGCCGTACGCGGAAGGTACGTCACTAGCGGTCACGATCAATGATCAAACGTATGGCGGGGTGCTGCCAGACGTGCGGGAGAGTCACAACAGAGGCAATCTCTTCCTCAATTTGATCAATGATGTCACAGCCAATGCCGTACCTTTGCTCGAGGAAGGCGTAGACATCCAGCGAAACCTCGTGAGCTTTCGCGGTCTTCGTCTTCCACACATCGTCAGGGCTGAGTTGTATCTCGCCCTCACTCCGCATAGCCTTCATCTTTGCGATCAAGGTTCGCAGAATGGGTACATGCGATGTGGCATTGTGAAGCCCAGTGGCTACGGCCCACATATAGGCGCCGTAATCACCCTGAGGCGTAGCGCTCCAGCCAAGACGGGACAACTGTCGACCAATCATTGGCGAGAGGATGACTCCATCCTGCGACGGATAGAACAGCGCGCTCAGGAATGTTGCGTCAGCGACCTGCTCACGCAAACTGACTTCAACAACCATGCCTAATGTAAGCATGTCTTGCTCGAGTTTCTTGATATCAATTCCACCACCCAACTGACACAAAATGATAACATCGTCTCCAGCTGCGGCTAGCGCATAATCGGTGCCCGGTCCCTTGGCACCCTGCCTCTCGAGACAATACATGTATGACGCGAGAGTGAAGTCGGTGTTTTCATTGGTGGTCTCTGAGTCACCTGATTTGCGCGTGCCATCAACTACGTACTTGGTGTGGCTTTTGCGCATCTTGCCTACAGTGCTGATCTTGTCTGCGAGGACGTCGCGAATGCGGCTAGGAACCAACATTCTCCGATGGAAGGCGCTCATAGCTTCAAACGCGGGGCGCTTGAGATGTGCATCCATTCGCACGGCGTCGCCCTCCACAATGGTGGGCAGTGCAGCGTGCCACACACTGAACCAGCGGCCAATTTCCTCGGCCGTGGCACCTGGTGCGTACAAGATTGGTGTCTCAGAGTTAAAAATTGTGTGGTGGGCAGTCGACATGGCATGGAAATGTGGCCCAATGGTTGCTTGCAAGGCGTCAGACATGCCCTGTATGGTTCGCGGGGCATACTCTTTGGCGTCTTCAATTGCTCCTTTGGTCCATTTCTCTACCTTCACGAAACCCTCGCGAACATAATCAACTGCAGTTAAGCCCTGCTCACGAACTGTCTCACGCGCTGCTTCAAAGCGTTGAGCGAGTGAGGCCGTGATGCCCGGTCGTTTGAGCCAGCTCGCCCAATCGGTGGGCGGCACTGGCAACTGCACGTTGGTCAGTTTGCGATACTCCTCAAAAGTCTCAGTGAATGTGCTGATGGCAGCGTCCCATGCGTGGTCAGCGCAACCCGGGACCGCCATAAGGGCGCGGTGGGTGAGTGAGACCACTTCATTGCACGCACAAACTGCTGGGACAGTCACTGGAACCTCATGACTAATGAAGCCATACGCTGTGGGTCCAGGTTTGTCCTCACATGGGCACATTTCACCAATGCGGTAGCGCGCAGTTGGGCAGATGTCACGATTGGCGCCCAACTGGCTGTGGTATGCCAAAAACGTTGTTGGACCGTCAAGGCAACAAACGTCGGGCATCCCACACTCCAACTCACGTGAGCTAAAGCTGCTATCACGCAACTGTATATTTGAGGGTTGACGGGGAACGGAAAAGGGGTCGCGGTCCATGGGCTTGGCCACGGCCCCAGTAAACAACATGGATATCAGAACGAGTGTCCAGAATAGGCGAGAGACTGGCCACCCATTGCCCCAAGCCCAATTGCGCGTGTCGCGATTTTGAGCTACCATGCCGTAGGCAAACACCAAGCTGCCAATGGTCAAAAGGCCCATGACGAAATGTGCGCCATAGAGGACTTTTAGGACGCCAGGCCCCAGGTGAGTCAGAATCTCACCACCGTTCGTCAGTGTGTTGAACCCGAGTTTCAAAAACAAGGGCAACGCAATGAAAGCGAGGTATATGAAGATGGAGCTGCTAGGCACACCGACAGTTAAGGTCAGGCGCTCAGCATGCACAGCGCGGTCAGCTTGTGCTGCGCTCATCTCATACACAAAGTCTCGCTCCTCTGGACTGACGTACGACATCGCGTCTGCCACGACCAATGTGACGACGGTATTGCTGATGTGGGGTGGGATGTCGACCTTGCAGTTCGGGTCTTTCCCGTTCACGACTGAATTTGCTATGAGCATGAGGGTTGCAGCCAGCCGCCCATCACGAGGTCGATTGGAGGCTTTACGGCGCAAATACATCATGAGCTCAATTGGGACAGGCAGGGGGTGGGTGGCGGCTCCTTGGTTGACGTAAGCATAAGTGAGCTGCGGCAGAAAGCGGCCGCGGTCATCGTACGCAACATTTTGGAGGTTGTTCCCCACTGCCTGCAATGCAAAACGGTACACGCGCACCTCAGAGTTGGTACCAGTCGTGTACTCACACTTCCACTCCAAGCCTGGTAGTTTTGGGTTGGTTGTGTGAATCCAGTCGTCTGCGCTGTGCGGGCCGTAGTGTACGGCACCATTGCCAGCGACGAGCGCAGTTATTGTCCCGTCAGGGTGACGGACGTAGTTGTACTCACCTTCGAAGTAAGTGCCACGATAAAACCATTGGTGGCACCCAATGTAAAAGCGCACACCCAGCTGAAGCCCTGCTTCACGGCCATAGCGCAGAATGGACACCATGGCATCGTAGACGAGCTGGGGGTCGAGGCCAGGAACATCGTATGCGTAGAACACGACTGTTGCTGTACCAGCCTGCTGGGCACGCGTGGCCACTATAGCACGGACATGTTCGCACAAGGCGCCGGTCAGAAGACACTGGCACATAGTGCCAAACGCTCGCCCAGTACGCACAGCTTCGACGGCATTTTGGACACGGATCGCATCCCCGGGTGACACCTCAGGCCTGAGGGTGTGAACGGCCCACTGGTTGCGCGGGATGGTTCGACACGGGTCCGTGTTGGCCAACTGAAGACAACTACATCTTGTCGGACTGTCCCCCACGACTATGACCACAGAGTCGTCGGGGATGTTTGAGAAGACACAGTATAACGCAACAGATCGGGCTGTTGCACCTGCTGGGTGCTCGTGAGCACCTGGCTGGGTGACGACAACTGGGCAACGACGCCGCACGCTGTCTGAAACGTTTCCTGTGATGGTGTATCCCAACCGAACCCCTTGGGGCCGGGGGAATTGCAATACTGGCCCGTGGGCTAGCATTGTGGTCA